AGAATTCTAGTGTTTGCAGGAATTCCAGTACCCGTAAAGTATCTTCCAGGAAGAAGTCCAGCAGTTCCACTTGGAACACTTAACACGTTAACACCGGCAGAAAAGGTAGCGGTTTTTGCTACGGCAGTTTCCTGCACCCCTCTTACTTCTGTTTGTGATGATCCAGCTCCTACAAAATCAATCCCGCTTCTAAATACGTCCACGTTTTCTTCAAACAACCCAGGACCAATATCAATCGTATCGCCGTTAGATGCAGCAGCAAGAGCTTCCATAATGGTCGTGTGCGTGCCCGACCCGTCTTTCCGCACGAAAAGAGTAGCCATCAAATACCTCTTTCATTGAAATGACCCCACCCCATTTCTGGAGTGGGGTCACGGTTAGATATAATTAGAGCGAACGGAGATACTGGATATAGACCACATCGCCAGCAGAGAACTCTTCCTCTGCTCCAGCAGCCGACGGCCCAATCCAAGTAAGTCTTGAGACACCGCCAACTGAGCTGACAGAATAATCAAGGCTCTCAAGGATAGCTACTCGCTCACAGAACACATGGATAGACCCAGAAAGCGCCTCATGGCTTAAATCAAGGTATCCATCAGTGACTTGTTGAGCAGTCAAAGTGATGGGACTCATTTTGACAGCAGCAACAGAGCTAATGCTTGGGAGCTGAGACGCTGGAACCTTTCCAGCAGCATCAAGCTCTGCAACACCATTAGCCGCACCCTTCTGAGATGCGTCGAGTTTTCCAGCTACAGAAAGCTCAACAGCATCCATCTCCGATTGAAGCGTGTCGATCTCACCCTCTGCAGTTCCAACACGAACTTCAAGAGCATCGTGGTCGAAGCGAATGTCTTGAGCATAACCGTCAAGATCATCCAGGTCAGACTGAGAAGCCTTAGCTGCCATAGACAGCTCAAGAGCATCAATATCAGACTGCGCCTGAGTCATGTCTACCTGAGAGGCTTTACCGGCCACGTCAGATTGCAGAGTGGTGATATTACCTTCAGCAGAAGTTACGCGCCCATCCAACGCCGTAAGATCAGACTGTGCCGCCTTATTATTAACGTCCGATTGAAGCTGGTCGATCTCAGACTCAGCAGTATCCATCTTCGACTGAAGAGTCGTAACGTCGCTAGCCAGCGCCTTGTCTGCTAGTTCATCTGCAACTTGTCCAGCAAGAGCACCGCTTGCGTTAATTTTTAGAAGTTCTACTACGTTGCCGCTCTGATCCTTGGCCCTCAACGCTTGGTCGTTTGCTAGAATTATTCTTTTGCCTGAAATGGCCATTACTTCCACCCCTTTTTGTTGGTTTTAGTCCGGCGTAATGCAGAACTGAAAGTGGATTGTCTCGCCCGCTTCTAATGCAGACAAGCCCCCAGGTAAGAATTCACCCAGGAAGGAAATTCTAGTCCTATCAGATAGATCGGTGGTGGTGTAATCGACGTTCTGAAGCATCTGAGTATTTTCGTACACCAGATCTAAGCTGTTAGGCTTTGCGAGAACAGCCAAATCAAAATAGCCATTAGCAACATCAGTTCCGTCCAAGACGACATAATCTTTAATAAACTCCAGTTGTGAATCGGCTGTTGCGTATTGAATGTGAAATTTCTCACCAACCGAAATCTCAGACAATCCGCCAGAAGCGTATTCATTGATAAAAATGATCTTCGCTCTATCAGTCAGGTATTGCACCGAGTAGTCGAGATCCTCAACTAGCACTGCTCCCTCGATAGTAACCTCAATGCTGTTTTCTAGTGCTGGGGTATTTGTGTAGATATATCCAACAGCAACGTCTGCCGAACCGATAATCTTAACTTCCTCAGCAAAGTTAGCACTGCCACCGGTACTGACATTGATCTCCTGGAAATTACCGTTAAGTCCTAGCTGTAGGAGCTTCATGCTCTCACCGTTCTCTCGCCCTTAAGGACGAATAAACGCTGTTCATCATAGGGCTGACCAATACGCAGCAGCACCGAACCAGAAGCCGTAGGCGGTACGTCTTGAAGCCCCCCAGCAATTTGGTCACTCAGGAAGTATTCCTTGTCTTCTTCCAGGCCACTATAAATAGGTAGAGTCACACCAGCGACTCGGATCTGTCCAGTCATGCCGTCAATCTGCTCAACTACTCCAAGCACATTGGAATTCTCCAGGCTATCTGCTTGAGCTGGATAGGCAATTCCACCAATAATCTTGACCGCGTCACCCAGAACTACGGATGGATCAAGCTGGATGCCCTTAATGACGCTATTGGCGTTATCAACAGGCGGCAGAAATGCGTTAGAAAATAACGTCACGCTAGCTCCTCTACGCAGACTGTGCCTGTGCCTGACAGCATCCTCCCATAGACATTGATGCCATCTGTAATAGCCATAGACTTAAAACCGCCATCAGGAACACGGAAACCCTCAGTGCTAGGAGCAAGCGGGCTGTAGTTGATAATCACTACGGAACCGCTTCCAGAGATGTTCTGAATAGCGATACTGTTACGATCCGTAAGGGCGGAAGTGGGTAATGCTGTCCATGCGCCAGCAGTCAATGAAATGTGAGTAATCCTACCTTGGGTGCGTAAGCCCTGAAACTGAACAGAACCCTCAATAGGGTTCAAAATGTTCACATCAGCGCCGACCTTACTGCCGATAGCAGTACCCGTCTGAAGCAGAGCCTCATCTGGGGCAGCACTTGAAGCCGGATATAGATCGACCCTACTCATTTACTCTTTTTATCGTAATGCAAACTTAGGGTGATTGTCGCGGTAGTTGTGCCACCAACAAAGCTCACCAACATTCTGGCGTAGCTAAGTCCTGGAGCAGTAGCGTCTTTAATCTGCTTACCTACAGCCGACACAGCCGAGAAACTGATCCAGTCGAACCAGTCTGAGCCATTAGGACTACGCTCAATCTTGATGGTAGCGGTTGTCCCAGCGCCAAGTGCGCTAACGTCAACAAAGCCGACATAATCAGTCTGCAATCCTTCAAGAGATACAGATGCTCCTGAAGTGTTGCCGCTTACTGCGCCGGAATGAATAGAAATCTTTTGAACTGCTGCCATATAGTCTCCTGAAGGGACGCCCCAGGTGGAATCGAACCACCGTCATGCCACAAAGCCGTCGCTCTGTTGCCACTCTACCACTGAGTTATGGGGCGCACCCCAATTAGGTTTCGTCTACTGCGTCATAGCCTTGGACGATGACCATAAGGTCAGCATCCTTAGCGGCAGCAGCCAAGTCAGTCACCAGAATCTGGCAAGCTGATGCGGTAGCCGAAGCGATCTGAATGACACACGCAGCGGTGAGGCTAGAAGCCACCACTACGGGGGGCCTAGCAAAAGGCACAGCCCAGGTAAGGGTGTAATCACCCGTTCCATTGTCAGTCAAAACGGCGTCCCTTGACCCGATAAGAATCGAGGGAGATCCAGTACCATCCACCTTCAGATGAAGCTGGCGTGGCAGACGTTGAGTCGATTTAATTTCTCTAAGCATAGTAACTCTCCGTGGAGTTTAGGCGGGGGGTGAGATTACTCCCACCCCCAACCGGATTAGACTGCGAGTCCAGAGATAACACCGTGGAAAGAAGGCACGATGTAGGTCTGGAGATAGCCGCCATAACGAAACGAATAGCTATCAGACCCAGAATCTCTTAAAAATACTGTACCGTCATCATCGAAGAAGCCGAAATCTGGACGATGTTTGATATGAATGTGATTGTCATTCAAGAGATAGACGCGATCATCTTCACAGAAACGCTCAGGGAAGATCCCCACAGGTCCGGCAGCCGACATGAACTCAAGACCACGGAAGCTGATCTTCCCGACCAATTCGCTTGCGCGAGGATCGAGGAGATATTGCTTCTGGTCTTCGAGCAGGTTCAGGAGCTTACGGTACTGGGTGAAGCTGGTGATGATGAGGTTAGGCACCTTACCAGACTTACGCTGAATCTCCATCATGCCCTGATTGAGAGCATCTGGGGTGATACCAGCGCCACCTGCTGCGATCTGTGCAGCAGCCTGCCAGCGACGGCCAACCGAGACACCGTAAAGAGTGCCAGCGGTAGCGTCGAGAACGCCTTTGAGACCTTGTGGGTCAGCGTCCTTGGAGTTCTGCATATAGACCGAGTGCGTACCAGCGCCGATAGCCGTAAGGTCATCAGAGCCAGAGATACGGGCAAGGGTCACCTGGCGGGTAGCAGGGTCAACAGACACCACTTCCCACACGGAAGAAAGGACGTTTACGTTGATGTAATCCTTTTCTTCCCAGTTTGCTTCTTTCCAGCTTGCAGCAGTCACAGTGATGACTGGAGCAGTTGCGGTTCCAGAAGCAGAGCCAGAGAACTGACCGAGCTTACCAGAGCCGTCATTGAACAGAGCGCGACTCATGTTACGCATCCACGACTCAACTGCCTTCTGAGTCGAGAATTTGGTCAGCTCAATAAATGCACCCTCATTGCTGGAAGCAGCCTTGATCGACTCACGGTCAACCTGGCCGACGGCGTACATCTTCTTGGCTTCGATGACTGCATCCTGCACAGCAGCGTAGTTAGCAGTCGGGAGCGAGCCCGAGCCAACGCCGCCAGCGAAGGAGGTCGGAACAGCGATATCCATGCGCTTGCCGACGAAATCAAAGTCCTTTTTGACACGCCCAAGCAATACATTAGCGGAATTATAGGTGTTTTCTGCCAGCTTACCATACTTGATTTTGAAGAGGTTGCTGGCAGTAGTAAGAGAGAACTGTGCCATTGTTAAGTTTCCTTATTAGTTAGAAGGCCAGGTCATCAAAGAACAGAGGATCGCTACCAGCTCTCTTCGGTCCATCTGATGCCTTAGCCTTGAGTGTTTTGTTAATCTTTTTAGCCAGCTTCTTTTCCGCCTCGTTAGCGTAGAGTTGCTGGATTACCTCCTCGATCTCTGCGTCTGAAGCGCCAGTTTGGATCGCAAGAGTAGCGAGCTTTTCGATGTTTTCCTCTGTAGCTACGTTAGGATTAACGTCTGCGAGTCTGCTCTCGATCTTGGAAATAAGTTTGGTGTTTGCCCAATACTTACCAACCATCTCGGGAGTTACCTTCGCAGCCTCAATCCCCGTCTGCACGAGTTCATCGTAGGCTTTTACGAACGAAGACTTATCCATACCGTGAGCAGTCATGATCTGTTCTACTTGGGTTTCGAGAGCCTTAGTCTTTGCAGCTTCCGCCTTAGCGGTCCGCTCAGATTCGACCTTCTGCCTGTAGAACTGATTCTCCTGCTCAAGCTGTTTAAGCCGTCGCTCCTCTGGAGTCAGTGTAGACTCTTCTTCAAATGCTTGTCTAATTTGTTCAACTGCATCCGAATAGAGCTTCTGACCATCAACCCCAAGGGCTTCGCTCATGTATTCCACGAACCCCCTGAGATCTTTCTTCTGTGCCAGCATTTCATAAGACTTGCCGATCACATCTGAAATCTTCTGCCGCTCAGTGTCAAACTGAGCTTTCTCAGTCTTATAAGTCCTGTAGATATCGTCTAGGTGCTTCTGCTGAGAGTAACGATTGATAACCTCTTGAATAGGAACTTCGGTCACCTTACCGTTGACCTTCACTGGAACCATAGCACTTGCAGCTAGTTCCACTTCCTTATCGCCCACTTTAAACTTGAGCGCCTTGGTAGGCTCTGCTTGAGTATTCTTTGAAGCCTTCTCATCAGACTTCTCGGTCTTCTCAGCCTTATCCTCTTTGGAAGTCTTAGCCTCTTTCTTTGGTTCTGGCTTATCTTCCTTGTCGCTCAGGACTTCCTCAAGGGCATCGCCTTCTTCCTTGCGGCGGTTGGCAGTCTTAACTTCAGGTTCATTCTTTCCAATTCTAGTGCGCCAGTTAGATACTGCCTCCATCTCGTCAAACGAAACGGGAGCACTACCACCTACAACTTCAATTGGCTCTTGAACGGACGCAGTTTCCACATTAAGCGCGGTCTGCGGACTTGCTGATTCAGACATGGACTAAACCCCTCCTGTGGGTTGGATTGCGCCTCCAGGGGCAAGTTGCGCCTCGACTGGTGGCATTGGTTCTTGGGCAAGAGCTTGCGGCTCTCCACCCAAAGCTGGGTTCACTGGCATCTCGGGCATAGGCTGGATAGGTGCTCCAGCCATAGGTGCTGCCATCTCTTCTGGCATCATCGGTGCCGCTGGAGCTGGTGGGGTAGCAGTGAAGAACATAGGAAATAGTGGCAGCTTGGCTAGCTCCTGCTCAAAGAGAGGATTCTTCGCGGCCTGGTCAATCATGAGCATCTCAGTAGCTCTAATGTGATTGATAAGCCTATCCTGAGCCTCAGGAGGAGTCTGGAACTTGAAGCTATACTCCTGGACTGCTCGGGTATGCTCGCGCCAGTGAATGATATGGTTCTCATACTCACGGGGGGCTAGAAGCTCTTCAGCCACCATCTCTGGCCCTAGCTTCAATAACTCCTCATTCTCAGCCTGTGCAGCTCTGACAGCCACAGTCGCAGCATCAATGAACTTCTCGCTTTGAGCCAGATCAAGCAGGTCAATGACTTGCTCGCCAGTAAACTGGTTAGGGAACCGCTCGTTAAGATCGAGAAGCGTCTGCGTCCTAGCAGCTACAGAGCGTGGTAGAGCAGAGCTATTCTGCACGCGTACGTCGTAGTCCTTCTCAAGATAGGCTACGTCAAAGAACTTGGTCATCCACTCATTGTTCTTGCCGATGACGCGAATCATGCGCTCATCCGACTCGTCGTAGTAGTCACCACAGACGGCAAGCGTCATCTGTGCAATGCCCACAATCAGATCGTTATACTTGAGCACCAGCTCGTTATAACGCTCAGATTCTTGCTCCGCGAGAAACTGCAAAGCGACACCAGCCTTAATCCCAGGAGGCGGCTCGCCCCTAGACACGCCAAACACTCCAGAGATCTGCTGAAACTCTTCTTTCAGCTTCTCGCGGAAACTAAATACATCTGCCGGTACGGTAGGAGCAGTAGCCAGCACAGGAGGAGTGGGCCCCTTGTACTGCACAATCGTCATGTCATTACCCAGGCGATCCAGAGCGACCGATCCTGCTGGCACCATCCACTTAGGATGCGACGCCAGGACGATGTTCCTAACAAGCATATTGGTCAGGTTGTTATAAGTGCCAGTCAGTGGCTTGATGTTCTCAAAGAAGCTAACGCCGTACAGCTCGCCAGGATAATCAATGTCAGTGAATCGCTGTACTGGCAGGTTATCGTGGCTGAACGGCATCTCGGTATTCTCTAGGATGCAGTCCTTGATGAAGACTAGCTTGCGGCCCTTGTCCATGACGCTAGAGCGACGATGCCAGAACGTGTAGACCACCTGCTCACTCCTGGCAGGTCGAAGCTCCATCTTCTCGTAATCGTATACCTGAGCGCCATCTAAATCTTTAACCTTAGCAGCCTTCTCAGGATATCTAAGCCTTAGTTCCTGAACTGGCACCACTTCACGGATGAAGCAGTAATCCACGTCTACAAATTTCTGTTTCTTTTGCAGCAAAATCTCAGAGGCTAGGACTATCTTGTACTCCACATCCCCTACACGCACTGGACGATCAACATAGATCTCATTGCCCTGACCGTCCTTGGTCACTTGCCCGTTTTCATCGAGCAGCGGCACCTTGCCGTTCTTATACTTCTTTGATGCCTCAACGTAAGCAGGACTCAAATCGCCTTTAGTCTCGCACCAATCAATCAGAAGATAAGCCTCACCCATCACCAACGCGTTAGTAACGAGTTGGCTCTGAATCTTTCCTTCGAAGTCCTGGGTGTACCAGATATGATCGAGAAGCTGCTTAGTGACCTTAGCTGCCACCTTATCCGATAGCTCATCGTTAGTCGGCAGGATGGCCACGGCTGGCTTGAACTTAATCAGCCGCGAAGCCCTGTTCTTAGCCAGATCATACAGATGGTTACAGACAATCTTCCTGACTACCTGTGCGCGGTCATTGCCACGATCACGAGCATCAATTCGGCTCTCTAGCTCTTGATACTGCACGCCCTTGTAGAGCGCCAGGTTACGACGCATGACCCTAATGCGCGGCTCATTCTCTTGCTCAAGATATCCAAGCTCACTTTGCAACCAAGAGATAATGTCTTTCTCATTACTGGGATCGTCTAGGTCGATTGAATAGATCTGATATCTAGGGTGAGAGTAAGACTGATCCATCCCATCTTGTACGTTATCGAAGAAATAGCCAGGTTGGGTGCTCATACGGCCTCAAATAGATCTTTGTTTAGTTTCGTTTCTAGGTCCTTGGTCACCTTCTCAAAGTCGGTGCCCGCAGGAACATACTGGATTGAATGCGTAGACTTCTGCATGGCTTTAACTTCAATCCATGCGATAAGCCCCATCGCAAACGATACCATACTAAGAAAACAGAACAGGATAGCTACTGCGATAGCGAGATGAATGGTCATGGCGTCACTCTAGGTCATATTCGTGAGAAAACAAGTGAGGAAAGTCATCTTCAAGCCTATGACCTCGCTTCATCTGTTCTCTCTCATTGACGATCTCCTGCTCTGGCTTGATTGTATACGGCAGCGAATCAAAGACATAGCGTAGGCAGTCAATCAGGTGGTCATCCTTCTTGGGGATTCTACCTTGGTCATCCTTCCGATATCGCTCCATCTCCCAGTAGAGCTTCTGACAGCGATCCGACATGATGAGCTTGTTTTGAAGCAGTGCGTCTTTAATTAGTGACAGGCCAGTGAGCTTGTCGCTCTTCATCTTCTGGGTAGGCTCTAGCCCCTCACCGAAAGCATCCAGAACCTCGTTAGCAAACCAGGTAGATGCCTCATCGTAGCCCTGCCTCCATTCGCCGTCATCCCATAGCTCATCTCGCTTAGTCTTGATGCGCGGCCAGATGCGGCCCACAGTCATCTCGATCTGAGTCAGCTCATAGATCTCATCCAGGCAATACACCTGCTTGGTGTAGGGATTGACTGCGCAAAATAACACTGCAAAGCAGGACGCTCCTGCTGGGTCAGCCCACAGAATCCATTCTAGCTTCTTACGATCCCGCCAGATCGCAGCCATAACCTCATCATGTGGCTTTATGGCTTTGCGCGAGAGCATCGGGAAGATGGAGTTAGCACCGCCTGATACGAACCTGGCCTGATACTCACGCTCCCACTTATCACCCTCACCCAGCGCGTATAGCTCTGCCTTCTTAGCATCTAGCCACTTGCGCGAGATATGCGGGTTAACGCTGGTGGGCATCTGGAAGAACCTCTTGTTAGGATCCTTCTCAAACGCAGCGGCAAGCCTGGTGAACTGGCCATCAAGCTCTGGAGGAGTGCCGATAATCATGAGAGGCGCATCAAAGGCAGCTCGGTTAGGATCATACGCCTCAAAGAACT